TATGTGTCAAATGGAATAGTTCCTTTAAGGGGATGTTGGATTTTAGCGTAATTTTTGATAAAGTAGATTGGATCTTTACCGCAACGAATGATTTCATTCATTTGTTGCTGTTTTGTTAACGATTTTTCTTGCATCCAATCAACCTATTTCAAAAACAACTTGCTTACGATATAATGCCGTCTTCTTTGGATTGTGAATGGCCATTCCGACTATTTCTACTGAATCACCAGAGCTATGCTCTTTTAAAGAAAGCGTTTTTGTAGTCAAGTCTTTATACATTTTTTTGACAGAATCTATGACGGTCTTAATATTCTCATCAGACATCTCAGATTCTCGCAATTTAACTTGCAACATTTGTCTTTCAGATGCAAAATTAACTATTGTTTGATAAGAAACCTTAATCATATCAGGTCCCATCATAGACATTTTAACTGAAAATGAATTAACGATTGGAGCAGCTGAACGTCCCCAAGACGTGTCAATTGCTTGACCTAACGCGTTGTAATCGATATCTGACATATTAGACAAATCCTCAGTAACTAAATATTAAGTCAAATCAAAATGATATATGTGCCGTGATCTTTTTTCTACCTTGGAATTTTTTTACAATTTGTTCTTTGTCAGGGCGCCACCCTTCTTTCCACTTCGACAAATTAGGTCTTGCCCAAAATGTTTCGCATGATTCGCAACATTCAAATTCATGATAAGATTTTTCATCTTCTGAATTTCTCATTAAATAATCGCATACTGGACATGATAATGGGATCGGTGCGCGGGAGTTTATGGGTTTTATAATAAAAAAACATTCACGTTTTTGAATCAATCGATCATTTAAATAAGGCTTCCATTCAAACATAAACTATCCTTGAATCCTTTTCATTTTTTGTAATTTCTAAAACATGATCTGCTACGTCTTTGATTCCGTCAACGTGCGTAATAACCAAAATTAACCTAAAGAACTTTTTTAAACTTGTTAGCAATCTATTACAAGATTCAACACCAGCATCATCTAAGGTACCAAATCCTTCATCAATAATAAACATATCAGATTTAGACATGGATGAGACATTGACTAGAGCAACTCTTAACGCAATAGAAGCAATTGTTTTTTCCATTCCGCTGCAAAGTTCAATGATTCTTCTAGAATCGCCGTAGTTGATATAAATCTCGGACGCGTCTGAATCATCATCATTTTCTAATTCGACAGAAAAGTCAACAATTCCTTGCAAGATTTTTGATATCTCTGAATTAATTAACGGAATTTGAGATTTTGTTATGATAAGAGGAATTCCTTTTTTAGAAAAAGAGTTGGTTATAATTTCATAAGTTTTCATTTGTCTTAGAAGAGAATCTCTAGACTTTTTTTCTTCTTCTAATTTTTCTGATTCAGACATTAGCTTTCCGCGTTGCGTGGCCAGGCTCATCTTGGCCTCATCCCATTCTTTGATTGACCTAGACAATGTTTCTATTTTTGACCTGAGAGAAACAACCTCTGAATTTTCGTCATTTTTTAGAGCCTCTTGCAGGTCAAACAATCTTTGTTCTGCATCCTTTAAAGAAGCTTTTAATGAATCACAAGATGAACGATTTTTTTCTATTTCTGTTTCTTTTCTAGAAATTTCAAGATTAAGCTTTGATGATAAATCTGCGGCTTTTTCAAGTTTTGATATTTTTGAAACGATAGTACTTTTATCTAGCTGTTTCAAAGCATCATTGAGGTCATTAACCTTTTTCAACGTAGAATTAACTTTGTCGATTTGAATTAAGATTTTTTCTTTATTTTGATGAGCATCCTTAATAAACTTGCAAGATGGATACTCATCCCCGCAAGGAACTTCATCTAAAATCTTTAAAGACTTTTGTTGCGTTTGAAGCAAAGTCGATTCTTTATCATGAAGATGTTGAATTTCTCTAATAGACTTTTCAAGTGAATCAATAGCTGATAGCTTTTTCCTTAAATCTTCAACATCTTCAGAAGATTGAAGCGACTCTAAAACAGTTAATTTTTCTTTTAATGAAGAAATTTCAACTACTAAATCATCAATTTTAGAACAACAATTCTTGCATTGCTCTTTTAAAGATTTAACTCGTTGTTGTTGAATTTCAACATCATGAACAGTTACTGGTTTATGACCTTTATGTTCTGCAAGTTGAGAACGTAGCTCAGATGTTTCGCTTTGAGCATCTGCAATCAATGATGCTAATTCATCAATTTTCGACGATAACTCAAAAGTAGTTTTTTCATGAGATGTTTTTAATTCATCCCAATTTCTTTCAGGAAAGTTTTTTAATTGTCCTTTAAATACATTGAGATCTTTTGAAGCCATTTCAAACATTTTATCAAAAATCTCTAATCCTAAAAACCTAGACAATGATGCTCTTCGTTTCGTTGACCCTTGAGAAATAAATGCGTTAATATCTCCTTGGGCAGACAGAGCGGTCAACGAAAAGTCTTCATGAGTTCCAACAAGACCCCTTATAGCTTTTTCAGTTCCAGTCCTCAAATCATCGCACAAGTCGTCTACTTCTCCATCATCTCTCATTCGATAAAAATTCAATGATGTTGAAGCGTTCACGACGCCTTTCTTGTTTACTGATTTAACTGTTTGACGTTCTGCAATGTAGGTGTTATTGTTATGATCGAAAACAGCACGGGCATAACAATGCGGTTTTCTAATATTACATACATGTAAGTTTTTTAGAGACCCCCTGTCCGTCGTGTTGAATAACGAATACATCATGGTCCCAACAATAGAAGATTTTCCTGTCCTATTCGGACCAAATATTCCTACGATTCCATTAAGTTTAGAAAAATCGATTTCGTTGTCTTCACCATAAGCAAAAGTATTGTCCCATTTTAAATGGCGAAGAGACCATTTAGAGCCTTTTGCATAATCATCAGATGATGCAACTGCAGACATATACTTTTTAATTTGTGTTGATGTTGAATCCCAATCAACGTCAGGATTTCCATTATCCTTGCAGTACGATTGAATCAAACTTAGAATTACATCAGGAGAAGTTAAGTCTGATTTAGCAATTGTCGTAGAGCCAGCTTTGATTTTTTCAGTTTCTACTTTATATTCTGACTTAAATGTAACTTCGGTTGCTGAGTATGAAGTCTTTAATACGTCATTTAAAAACGTTATTTCATCTTGGCCTAACTCTAATTGAGATTTAATTCTAAATCTTGATAATTTAGGATATTTTTTAGCTTCATTTAAGAAATCATCTTGAGAACCATTCCACTGAATGGTAACGTATGGTTTGGGATTAGGAAGTTTTTTAAATGCTACATCCCAATTGTTTTGATCAATTATCTTCCATAACAAATAACCATGCGTAAGATCTTCGGCATAATTTTGTTGAATTGGAGTACCAGGATATGAAATCCACGGTTTTTTCTCACCAGTAATTGTCTCTCGATAACCCAAATGTTGCATTTGATGAATATCACCTAGAAAAACGTAAGGATATTCATTGAAAAAATCAACTTTTATTTGTGATTCATCAATTTCCCATCCAGATTCTGTAACAGAACCTAACACTGGTCCGTGATAACAAGCAATGTTAATCTTATTCAATTCTGGCTTTACTGATGACCATCCTTCTTCATCGAATAAACTATAAACGCACCAATTAAATCCAGGGTGAAATTCGTACACTCCGCTTTTTTTGTAGAGATGAATCCTGGGATTATTTAATGCTTGAACGATGGGTGATACAGCATCTTGCCTAGATAGATTCGTTAAGTTACCATCGTGATTTCCTAATGTCAAGTGGACAGGCGCGACCGCCGCCATCGACTCTAACCACCACGTTAATTGTTCAATATATTCAGGAGAAATTCCAGTAGTTTTCGTGTGAAATATATCTCCGCCGACGAAGATGTAGTCGGCTTTATTCTTTTTACATTCTTCAATAAACGAAGAAAATACTTCACGATATTCATCGTGGCGACTCAATCCTCTCCAGTGAATATCTGCTATATGAGCTATTACTACCATTTAATTGATTGAATATAGCATTTAAAAGTATAAATGTTTAAAACCTAAAACTTGATGATACGAATTTATCAAGTTTCGTAAGAAATGAATCTTCCCAAAACAAGGGCTTCGCTTCGTTTAAAGCATTTTCAAATTCTGCTTTAGACATGCTGCCCGGATCACCCCACGGTCTTACATCAACGACGACTACGTCGATATCATATTCTTGCAACTTTTTTGCAATCTTTGGCGTTTTTTTACACCACATATCTCCATCAAGAGCCAAGGCAACGGGCGTATTGTGCGTTAATATCTTATTGAAGATTTCATGACGTTCATCTAGATCTGAACCCAATAGAGCAGTCGAATTTTCTGGACATTTGACTAGGTCGAATGGTCCCTCACAAAGAACCAGTCGTTTCGACCAATCGATATTAATCTCATTAAACACAATTGGATTCTTATCAACATCGGGATTGTCATATTTCGGTTTTCTATCTTTGTCTATAGCCCTTGCCGCAAAGTAGTTTAAATTACCGTCGCAATCAAACGATGGCATGATGACGCGGCGTTTCCACCTATGTTCGTCAGAAATGCCGAACTTAAAATACCAAGCATCGCGATCTGTTAACCCTCTAGAATAAACGTAACGCCATGCTGCCTTAACATCAGGATCCATATCATTGCATGTCGTCAATAGTCTAAAATCTTTAGGTAATTCTATTTTTTGAATGGTTTCTACGGTCGCAGTTACTAAATTTGATTCTTTGCCACGTCCAGTTAATTCAAGATAAAAACTTAGGTGTTCCTGTGTCCCATATTTTCGCAATAAAGGAACAAGGCTACGGGCCTTCCAGCCGCATGTCCAACAATGATTGGCATCATCTGTTGTTCGAATGGCCAGCTTTTTCTTATTCGGATCTGTCGGAGCGCAAATAGGGCATCGAACGTCGAAGTTTTTTCCATTTCCTGAAATTCTTCCTCGACCGAATATCGACTCGTAAAATTTAATCTTGTCCGTTAAAGAAACGACCACGATTCGATTGTAATCTATCAAACATTAATTTTTCATCGAGATAAAATCGTTGCTGCTCTAGCTATTACATAAGCATCTGTCGCATCGCGACTCCAATCAACGGCTTCACCATTCTTTTTCGTTGGCCATATGACGTGTTTTAAGTCATTTTCTGACATATATTTAAAAACTTGTTCTTTACCACTCATTCCTGCGATCGAAGTCTTTTGCATCTTGATTCCACAAAGTTTTCTTGCAGACGATGATGCGATGTAATCAGGATCAACTTTGTATATTTCTCTAGAGATATATGAAACGATACCGTTAAATCTCATCAAAGTTGTAATTGTTGATGCAGATGACATTCCAGTCCTAAAGCCCATTAATGGTTCTTCAAGAGCAACTTTGTATTTGCCAGGAAATTTTTCTAACAGCTTAGATAACTCGAACGCAACTAAATCTGCTTTTTCCCATAATGTTTTACATTTTTTAAACTCGATACGATCAAGATACAAGATTTGAGATCCCTTAGAATCAGGTTCAATTTTTGGATCAACTATACAAACGCCCGTAATTGAAGTTGAAACATCTAATCCTAAAATCATAATTCAAATAAGCCTTGAGAAAATATCGATTTTTGAATTTGCTTTTTTCGTAAAATGACTGGTTCCCCTTGTAATAACATGGACATTTCCCACGTAGGATTTTCTTTTAAGAACTCGTCAACAGCCGGTTTAACTCCGTGTTTATCTGTTTCAACTTTTTTAGTTGCATCAGAGATTTTTTCAAAACCATCTCGTTCTGAATACCAAAGATCTCTTTCAGACCATCTACCATGATAATCATCAATAATTACGATGGTATTTTCATTGCTCAATTCTTCAATGTACGATAGTTCCTTCGAAACAGTGTAATAATTGTGATCTCCATCAAGAAGAATAATATCGAATTTATTAGAAGTCTCGATTAATTTAGGAAGCACGTTCAAACTACTACCTTGGCATAACGTCACTTCTTGCGTTTGTAATTTATCAATGTTTTGTAACGTTATTAATAAAGATTCTTGAAGCAAAACATCGATACCGATGAATTTAAACTTTTCGTGAGCTCTACATAAAAAAGCGATTATTGGTATGGTGGTTATACCTTTATCTAGACCAACTTCTAAGATTTTTGGAAATTGTATCTTAGACAAAGTATGTTTAATAAACGGAATGTACCCATGATAAGCCATATCAATAGATTCTTAATCTAGAATGGCATAAGTAAAATCTTTTTAAATTAGTCCAATATCTTTTAATTCTATTTCAGTCAATATTTCGTATGTCATTCCATTAACTTGGCACCAAGCTTTTGCAGCTTCTGTTTTTTTTATAATCGAAGCTTGCAATAACCTACGAGAAGGTTTAATTTCTACGACGACTTTTCTTCCGTCCTTGTATTCGATCTGGAAGTCAGGATAATACTTTCTAATCTTTTTTGTTTTTTTATTAGAAACGTATTCGATGACTAGTTTTTCGTACGACCACGAAGTGACATC